TGGGAGCGTGCAAAGTATCAAAATTATTGATTTGACCAAACTGGAGGATTTTGATGACCGCGGGTCGTCCACGCAAACCTATTGAACAGAAGCGCAAAACAGGCCGAACTCCTACAACGGATTCAGGCGGTCGCAAACTTCCTGACGTTCAGAAGATCACCGTCTTGCCTATGGCCGATGGTATTCCTACTCCTCCTATGGATCTAGGTCTAGAAGGCAGAGATCTTTGGGGAAAAGCTTGGGATCGTGCAATCACTTGGCTTTCTCCTGTAAGTGATTTGACACAAGTTCATCATGCTTGTCGAGTGGCAGATGATCTTAATTTGGCAAGAACAGTTTACAATACGACACGTGACTCACAAGACGGGCGGCTTGTGGTTGCACTAAGTAAATCTTTCCACGAGGCTTTGGCCTCATTAGGATTTACACCTACATCTCGCTCGCAATTAGGCGTAGCGGAGGTCAAGCGTGTCACAGCTCTCGAACAACTCATTGCCACCAAACGAGCCAAGTAATTCTTGGCCGCCTAAGTGGTTAACGCCTGTCTCTGAAGAAGATCAACTAAGAGGCGATGGTCCTGTCTATTCTCAGTTTGCTGAAACTGTTTGTCGTGTAACTAAAGACTCTTTAGGTGGACAAGCAGGTGAATTGCTTAAACTTCGTTCATGGCAATCATCTCTTCTTGATCATGCATTTGCTAGAAAAGAAAACGGAAGATTTAAGCACCGCATTGCTTTAATAGGCATGGCTCGTAAAAACGGCAAGTCTGCATTAGGCGCAGCAGTCGGTTTAGCTGGTTTGACTCTTGGCGGAGCAGGTTCTGAGATCTATTCATGCGCAGCAGATAGAGATCAAGCACGAATTGTGTTTGGTACTGCTAAGCGAATGGTTGAATTAGACGAAGAACTATCTAAAATGTTTACTCTTTACCGCGACACAATTGAATATAAAGATACAGGTTCTGTCTATAAAGTCCTCTCGGCAGAGGCTTACACAAAAGAAGGTCTCAATCCGTCACCTCTTGTGATCTTCGATGAAGTTCATGCGCAGCCAAATCGCGAACTTTGGGATGTAATGTCTCTTGCCGGAGGCGCAAGAGCCGACTCTTTGCTGTTCGGTATTACCACAGCGGGTGTAAAAACACAGACCGATGGTCAAGATTCTTTGTGTTATTCACTTTACCAATATGGTCAGCAACTAGTTAAAAAAGAATTAGAAGATCCGTCATTTTTCTTTGCTTGGTGGGAACCAAAGAATGTTGAGGGAGATCATCGAGAACGATTCATGTGGGAAGAATCAAACCCAGGTTTTAACGACATTGTCGACTCTGAAGATTTTGAGTCTTCAGTGCTTAGAACACCAGAAGCAGAATTTCGAACTAAAAGAACTAACTGCTTTGTTTCAACAGCTACTGCATGGCTTCCTACCGGAAGCTGGGATGCATTGGTTGACAAGCACAGAGTGCCAATGCAAGGTGAAGATGTCATTCTCGCATTCGATGGAGCCTTCTCTAACGACTCAACAGCCTTAATTGCGTGGCTTATAGGTTCTGAAAAACCACATTTGATGGTTGTAGGACTATGGGAAAGACCAATTGATGCTGATCAAGCGTGGCATGTGCCTGTTGCAGAGGTTGAAAAGACAATTATGGATGCCTGTAGAGACGGCAGATTCAATGTAAAAGAGATTGTTTTTGATCCTGCACGATGGAATAGAACGTTTATGGTGCTAGATGAAGACGGTTTGCCCTGTGTTTCATATCCAAACTCAGCAGAACGTATGGTTCCTGCAACACAAAAGTTCTATGAAGCAGTAGTTAACCAATCATTTACACACGATGGCGATGAACGTCTTGCAAGACATGTGGCCAATTGTGTGACAAAACAATCATCTCGCGGAGTCATGGTTGCTAAGGCTTCATCTCGAAGAAAAGTAGATGCTGCGGTTGCTTCTATCTTTGGTTATGACCGGGCAACACAACCACCTGCACCTAAAGAACCAGTTGCAAAATATTTCTCAATACAAGTATGAGGAGCATCATGAAAAAAATTGACTTTTCTTTATTTGTAGAATTGGCAGGAGTAATTCTTGTCGCAGTCGGGGTCGCTATGTTCTCTGTTCCACTTGCCTTTATTACGGTAGGCGGATTTCTTATTTGGGCTACAGAAAAGGCTAATTGATGACCGCTGGTATCTACAACACAACCATTGATCAAGGTTCTATTTGGTCAGTCGTACTTGTTTACACTGATTCTAACAACGTTCCGGTTAATCTAACTGGCTATACTGCGTCAATGCAACTACGCCAAAGTTATAATTCTGCCACTGCTGATCTAACTTTGACTACAGCAAATGGTGGAATCATTATTGTTGGCGCAACTGGAACTATTACAATTAACGCAACAGCCACCCAAACAGGTTTACTTGATGCAGGTCTTTATGTTTATGATCTTGAATTGACATCAGGTTCTAATATTTCGCGCCTTATCCAAGGTCAATTAACAGTTGCAGAGCAGGTGACACGATAATGACAGCTAATAAAGTCACCATCAATGAAACTAATAACACAGTCGATGTTTCAGCTCCTGGTCCTCAAGGTGGATTAGGACCAACAGGACCTACCGGTGCAACCGGTATTCAAGGACCAACAGGATCAACTGGTCCAACCGGTCCACAAGGAAACCAAGGTGTCACTGGTCCAACTGGAGCACAGGGAATTCAAGGCGTTACCGGTCCTACTGGAGCTCAAGGCGTAACAGGACCAACAGGACCGCAAGGAGTGACAGGTCCGACCGGTCCAACTGGTCCGCAAGGAATTCAAGGAGTAACCGGACCAACTGGAACACAAGGTATCCAAGGCGTAACCGGTCCAACAGGTACACAGGGAATTCAAGGCGTAACTGGACCTACAGGACCAACTGGTTCTCAAGGAATTCAAGGAGTGACAGGACCAACAGGTCCACAGGGAATCCAAGGTCCTACAGGTCCGACTGGCGCAACTGGAGCAGCTTCTACAGTGACCGGTCCTACAGGATCAACCGGTCCTCAAGGAATTCAAGGCGTCCAAGGTATTCAAGGAATTGAAGGACCAACAGGTCAATTAGGTCCAACAGGATCGACAGGACCAACAGGAGCAGCTTCAACTGTAACAGGTCCAACCGGAGCATCAGGACCTACAGGTCCGCAAGGTGTTTCAGGACCAACTGGACCAACCGGATCTGCTGGAGCAGATGGAGATAGATATAAAACTACATCTACTACTTCACTGTTAGTTGGTAATGGTACAAAAACTTTAACTACTGTTGATCTTAATTTAGATTATTCAGCATCTCAAAACGTTGTAATTTCATACGATGTAAATAACACAATGCGCGGTGAAGTAGTTTCATATAATGGAACAACCGGCGTTCTAGTTGTAACTATTACTAAACATACTGGTGCAGGAACTTATACATCTTGGCAAGTTAATTTAGATGGATCAGTGGGTATTCAAGGCGACACAGGACCAACTGGACCTACAGGAGCAACAGGAATCCAAGGATCAACCGGTCCTACAGGTGCGATTGGAGCAACAGGTCCTACTGGTTCAACTGGTTTAACTGGATCTACTGGTCCAACTGGAGCACAAGGCGTTCAAGGAATCCAAGGTGTTCAAGGAATTCAGGGAGTAACAGGTCCTACAGGTCCGCAAGGACAAACTGGTCCTACAGGAGCTCAAGGTATTCAAGGAGAAGTTGGTGCTACTGGACCAACTGGTCCTCAAGGAATCCAAGGTCCTACAGGACCAACTGGTCCGCAAGGAAACCAGGGAATTCAAGGAGTTACAGGTCCAACAGGTCCTCAAGGAATTGAAGGACCGACCGGACCAACCGGCCCACAAGGAATTCAGGGAATCCAAGGAGTTACTGGACCAACTGGATCTCAGGGTATTCAAGGTCCAACCGGACCTCAAGGAGATCAAGGTATCCAAGGCGTAACCGGTCCAACAGGTTCTCAGGGAATCCAAGGTCCGACTGGTGCAACAGGACCGACAGGTTCAACAGGTCCAACCGGTTCGACCGGACCAACAGGATCTCAAGGTGCAGATAACCCAGTTGTTGATTATCTTGATGGTGGTAATGTTGCAAATACCGACATTATTTATAACGCAGGAACATCAACTACTTCATCTTGGACTTACACAATTGACGCTGGCGGGGCGACAGTAACCTTCTAAACAAGCGAAAGCAGGAATCATGACAGCAAGAATGCAACAACGCCGAGATACGGCAGCAAACTGGACTAGCACAAACCCAACACTTGCCGCAGGCGAAATGGGTATTGAGACCGATACTTATAAATTCAAAGTTGGTAATGGTTCGACTGCATGGACATCTTTGCCATATTCAGTTGATATTCCTACACAAACAGGTCAATCTGGCAAATATTTAACTACAAATGGAACTTCTACAAGTTGGGGAACTGTTGCTGGTGATATTGAAGGCGTTACAGCTGGAACTGGTCTAACTGGTGGAGGAACTAGCGGAACAGTTACTCTTGCAATTGATTCAACTGTTGCAACGCTAACTGGATCTCAAACTTTAACTAATAAAACTTTAACAAGTCCAGTTATTAACACTGCAACTTTTAGCGATGGCGTTGTCAAAGGACTGGAAGAGGACATCAACATAGTAGCCTCGGCTGCTACTGGCACCATCAACTTTGATATTACAACTGCGTCTGTTTGGTACTATACATCAAACGCAACTGCAAACCACACATTAAACTTTAGATACTCAAGCGGTGTTACACTTAATTCAGCGCTTGCTACTGGTGACGCGATTACACTTGTTTGGCTAAACACAAACGGCGCAACTGCGTACTATCCTAACGTTATTCAAATTGACGGTAACGTAGTAACACCGAAAGTGCCAACTGCAATTTCTTCAGGCAACGCTTCGGCAATTGATGCTTATACCTTTACAATTATTAAAACAGCATCTGCGACTTTCACAGTGCTAGAAACACAAACCAAGTTCGCCTAAGGGGAATAAAATGCCGATTTTAGAATCGTTTGGTGCAACCTCCGCTCGCGGGTATGGTTTTGCTGGAACTTTTAGTCTACCAGCATTCTCAGTTGACTTTTTAGTTGTAGCTGGCGGTGGTGGCGGAGCAAACGCTGGTGGCGGTGGCGGCGGGTTTAGGACTTCAACTCAGACTATTGCTCCTTCATCTACAGTTACTGTTACAGTTGGTGGCGGCGGATCAGCGGGTGCGTTTTATAGTGCAGCTGCTATTGGTAGCGATAGTACAATTTCAGGTTCAGGTTTAACCACCATTACTTCAGCAGGTGGCGGTAGAGGCGGAGCCTTTACAGCAAATGGTACAGCAGGTGGTTCAGGCGGTGGCGGTGGCGGTGCTGACTCGGGTGGAGCACTAGGCAACACGAGCGTAGGCAACACACCTTCAACAACTCCAAGCCAAGGAAATGGCGGTGGTGGTGGTTTCGGACAATCAACTGAAGGCGGTGGTGGTGGTGGTGGTGGAGCTGGCAGTGCTGGCAGTAATGCGCCTTCTGCAAGAACTGGTGGAAACGGTGGTAATGGTTCTGCTTCTTCTATTTCAGGATCTTCCGTTACTTATGCTGGCGGCGGTGGTGGCGGTGGTGTAGGAACTAACAACATGACTGGTGGAACTGGCGGAACAGGCGGCGGCGGCAACGGCGGCGGTATGAACTTTGACACAATGAACGGTACTCGTGGTTTGCTTAACAGAGGCAGCGGTGGCGGTGGCGGTGGATATAACGCAGGTACTTATGGTCCGTCACTTGCTGGTGGTGCGGGCGGATCTGGTATTGTAATTGCTAGTTACTCAGACGCTCTTGGTCAAAGAGCTTTTGGCGGTGTTGTTACACAAACTGGCGGAAACTTTATTCACACATTTAGCGGTTCAGGAACTTTTTACTCTAACTCAAGCACCTCAGGTGCTAAAGCAACTGGTGGATCTATTTCATCAGATGGTACATATTTTTATCATGCGTTTAAGACTGGTGGCACTTTTGCACCAACGCAATCAATTACAGCAGATATTTTAGTTGTAGCTGGCGGCGGTGGCGGAGGCCGAACTGTTGGCGGCGGCGGTGGCGGTGGTGGTTTATTGCTATTTACTTCTCAATCTCTAACTGTGCAAAACTACACAGTTTCAGTTGGCGGTGGCGGTGCTGGTGGCACTTCAATGACCAACAACGGAACAAACGGTGTAGATTCACAATTCGGTGCCTTAACACTGGTTAAAGGTGGTGGCGGCGGCGGCGGCGGCAGCTCAAACTCAGTTGGCGGTGCAGCAGGTGGTTCAGGCGGAGGCTCTGGTGGTGCTGGTAGTGGTTCAGCTCTTGGTGGAGGTAGTCCAACAACAAGTCAGGGAAGTTCTGGCGGAACTGGTCTTAATGCAGAGCAATTAGGAGCTGGTGGCGGTGGTGCTGGAGCAGCAGGCGAAAATGGAATATCTGGCCAAAATGCTGGCTATGGTGGAAATGGCCTTGATTATTCAGCTTGGGCAAGCGCAACAGGTACTGGTTTAGACGGTTTTTTTGCTGGCGGTGGCGGTGGCGGTACAAACAATAATGCACCTCGCAAACCTTTAGGTGGCACTGGTGGCAAAGGTGGCGGCGCAAACGGCAATAAGTTGGCAGCTGAAGGCGTGCCTACTGCAGCACTTTCTAACACAGGCGGCGGCGGAGGCGGCTCAGGTGGTAACGGCGATCTTGCAAATGGTGGTAATGGCGGTTCAGGTGTTGTTATAGTGCGTTACTCAATCTAATAAGGGGGCAAAATGAAAGACAACGTCACAAAGATCAAAGAAACAAAATCAACACAATGCTTTAGTTACGAAGTAGTCATGTTAGTTCATATCATAGCCGACAATGAAACAACGGCAAAAGCTCAACTTGATGAAAAAGGCGGAATAGTAACAAAGCGAGATGTTAAACTACTTAACACAGCCACATTATATGGCGAAAAGGAGAAAGACTAATGGCTCATTATGCAAAAGTAGAAAACGGCATTGTCACACAAGTCGTTGTAGCAGATGGTCCTGATTGGTGCGAGCAAAACCTCGGTGGCGAGTGGGTGCAAACCTCTTACAATACCCTGGGTGGCGTTCATTCAGGCGGCAAGTTTGCCATTCACAAGAATTACGCTGGAATTGGCTATACGTTTGATGGGGTTGGCTTTGCAGCGCCACAACCTTACGCATCTTGGATAAAAAACATGGATACCTATATTTGGGAAGCTCCAACTCCAATGCCAACAGATGGCAAGTATTACTCTTGGGATGAAACAACTCTTTCTTGGATTGAAACAGTAATAGAATAAATAAGGTCGGGGGGACCAATGAAAATTGCTGTTTACACAATTGCTCTTAATGAACAAAACTTTGTTGAACGATGGTATAAAAGCGCAAAAGAAGCTGACTATCTTCTCATAGCAGACACCGGTTCTACAGATCTAACAGTCAAATATGCTAAGAACTTAGGTATAAATGTCATCAATATAGGTATTAAACCTTGGCGTTTTGATGATGCAAGAAATGCGGCTTTAGTAGCACTTCCACTTGATATAGATTTCTGTATAGCCTTGGATATGGACGAAGAACTTCAACTTGGTTGGAGAAAAGAATTAGAATCTTTAGAATCTAGAATTACTAGACCAAGATACAAATACACTTGGTCATGGAATCCAGATGGATCACCTGGTTTAACTTACGGCGGAGATAAGATCCATTCTAGAAAAAACTATAGATGGAAACATCCAGTACATGAAGTTTTAACTTGCACAACTAATGAAGTGCAAGAATGGACAAAGTTAGAAATACATCATCACCCAGATGATACTAAATCTAGAGGTCAATACTTTGAGTTACTTGCACAATCTGTAATAGAAGATCCAACAGATGATCGAAATTGTTTTTATAATGCAAGAGAACTATTCTTTCACAATAAGTGGACAGAAGCGATTAAAGAGTTTAAGCGTCACTTAAGTCTTCCTAAAGCTCAGTGGAAACCTGAGCGAGCAGCCTCAATGAGATACCTTGCAAAAATGGAAGAGTCAGAAAGAGAATCTTGGCTACTAAAAGCAATTGCAGAATCTCCTAATAGCCGAGAAGCTAGAGTTGATCTTGCTCAACATTACTATTCAAAGAATATGTGGCTAGATTGTTATGCAAATGCTCATGCTGCGCTAAGAATCACAGAACAACCTTTAGAATATTTAGTAGAATCAGATGCTTGGGGATACTTGCCTCATGATCTAATAGCAATCGCATGTTACAATATGGACAAATTAGACGAAGCACTTGAACATGGTAAAAAAGCTGTCGAACTAGCACCTTGGATTGATAGACTTAAGAAAAATCTAACTTTCTATAAAGAAGTACCCACGATGAAAGGCAACTAAATGAGTCTATCGAATAGACTGCGCAAAACAGGAGAAAAACGGAATAACAACCAATTCCTAGAACCGTTTTTGCCTGGCCGTGCTTTGTATGCAACTCCAGCTGGAGTAGAAGTAAACTCTGATACTGCAATTCGCATGTCAACTGTTTATGCTTGCGTACGACTATTAGGTGACACTATTAGTTCCCTTCCACTATCTGCTTACGTACGTCGTGGACGTTCAAGAATAAATTACGCATCTGTTTATGGTGAATTACCTAAGTGGATTAACAATCCAAATCCTGACTCAACTCGTTTAGAGTTTTATGAGCAAGTAATCTCATCGCTAAACCTTCATGGTAATGCATTCATTCTGACCGTACGTGACGATATGGGCGACGTTCAAGAGCTTTACTGCATAAACCCACTCCAAGTTCGTATACGTCGTCCTGATCCAATGGGCGAGATTGAGTACGTAGTTACAATTGGTCAAAATGCACAAGATCCTGTAAATCAGTTCTATGATAATCTGCAACCTTTTGATCCTATGTCAACAAAGACTATGGTTTTGACAAAGAATGAAATGCTGCATATTCCTATGTTTAGACTACCAGGTCAATTGCTTGGACTTGGTCCAATTGCAGCTGCTCGTATAACTTTAGGATCAGCTATGGCTGCAGAAGTTTATGCAGCAAGTTACTTTGGAAATGCAGCAAATCCTGGTGGAGTTATTGAATCTCCAGGTGAAATGACTGAAGAACAGGCTGCTGACATTGCACGAAACTGGAATATGTCACATACAGGACCTTATCGTGCTGGAAAACTTGGCATTTTAACTAGCGGGGCAACATTCAAGCCACTTACTCTCAATGCTGCTGATGCTCAACTTCTAGAAGTACGCAGATTTGGTGTAGAAGAAATTGCTAGACTATTCCGTGTACCTGTATCTTTACTTGGTCACCCTGTTGCAGGCGCAATGTCATTTGCATCTGTAGAAGCTCAGAACTTGTCATTTGTTCAACATTCTTTAAGACCTTTACTTGAAAGACTAGAACAAGCATTATCACCACTATTACCTGAATCCGATGGATTTATTAAGTTCAACTTAGATGCTTTACTACGTGGAACAACACTCGAGCGTTATGATGCATATACAAAAGGTCTACGTGAAGGCTTCTTAAGTCTAAATGATGTCCGTTATGTAGAAGATCTAGCACCTCTTGGAGAATCGGGAGATCAATACCGAGTTCCATTGCAAAATATTGATGCAGCGGACGCAAAAGATGTTGGTCTAAACCTTCGTGCTGATATTGCAGCCAAGTTAATTCAAGTAGGTTTTGATCCAAAATCAGTAATTGATGCTGTTGGTTTACCTGAAATGAATCACACAGGTTTGCCTTCAAATCAGTTGCAACCAATTTCAACAATAGATCCAACGGATCCTAAAGCAGCATACGAGGTGGAGTAGTGTTGAATGAAGAGAAAGACTCAAGGAGCAAAATGAAAAAAATCGAACGACGCACATATACTGTGCAAGATGTTGAAACTCGTGCAGATGACGATGGAAAGCTACGCTTGTCAGGATATGCAGCAAAGTTTGATAGTCCTAGCGTCCCTCTACCATTCATCGAAACAATTGCTAAAGGTGCATTTAGAAAAACATTAACAGAAATACCTGATGTCCGATTACTAGTTAATCATGAAGGACTTCCATTAGCTCGTACTAAAAATGGTACAATGACGCTAACAGAAGATGATATTGGATTAAGATTCGATGCTGAATTAGCAGATACTCAAGAAGCAAGAGACTTACATGCTCTTATTGCTAGAGGCGATGTAGATCAAATGAGTTTTGCTTTCCGTGTAATTAGACAAAAATGGAATGAAGATCGTACAATGCGGACACTAACCGAAGTATCATTGGCCGACGGTGATGTTTCAGTAGTTACTTATCCAGCCTATCCAGCAACTTCGGTTGAAGCTCGTGAGCATCTAAAAAATGCTATTATAGCTGTCAAAGAAGGAAGAGAAGTATCTGGAGATTCTTTACTAGTCCTAAAAAGTATTTTTGAAGATCTAAGTGAAGGCCATGACTATGTAATGAAGTCAGTAGAACTAATGGCTCAATTACTAGGAAATCAAGAAGTTGAAATTGAAGAAGACATGGAAGATTCTACTTACATGGAAGATGAAGAAGACAAAAACCTTGTAGAAGAAGTTTCTGTACCAAGATCTATATCTCTTCGTCTAGCTAAAGCAATAGTAAATAACACAAAATAATATTCTGTTAGCAAATAGTTAACAGATACCGAAGTCGGAGCGAGACTCACACCCCAAAAGCGCCGTGATGCTTATCGCCACCACCTCGATTAAACTCATAAGGAGCAGAATACAATGTCATACCTTGACAAAGTAATCGAGCGCCGTGATGCAGTCAAGGCAGAAATGGATGCAGTTCTTGAAGCAGTTGCTGAAGAGAACCGTACCGACCTTACTGCAGAGGAGACCGAGAAGGTTGACGCTCTTGTAGAAGAGTCACGTTCACTCGATGCAAAAATCGAAAAGCTGAAGACACAGGCTGATGCAGACGCTAAGGCTGCAGAAATCCGTTCAGCAGTTGCACCAGTTGCAACACCAGTAGGTGCCGCACGCGTCATCTCTGAACCACGTACATACACACCTGAAGCAGAAACATCATTCGTGAAGGATGCGTACAACGCACAATTCAAGAACGATTTTGCTGCACAGGAGCGTCTAGCACGCCACATGCGTGAAGAAAAAGTTGAAAACCGCGCAGTTGCCACTGGCAACTTTGATGGTCTTGTGGTACCACAGTACCTAACAGATCTAGCTGCACCATTTGCACGTGCTGGCCGTCCATTCTTGGATGCTGCTACAAACAAGCATGCGCTACCTGCAAGCGGAATGACACTTAACATCAGCCGCATGACAACAGGTACAACAACTGCAATCCAAGCAACAGAAAATGCAACAGTGTCAAACACTGATGCTGATGACACACTATTGACTATCAATGTGCGTACAGTTGCAGGACAGCAGGACATTTCACGCCAAGCAATCGAGCGCGGTACAGGAATTGATTCATTCATCCTTGCTGACTTGATCCGTTCATGGCACACAACACTAGATAACCAATGCCTAAACGGTGCTGGTACATCAGGAACAATTCTTGGTCTTGATGCTTCAGGTGGAAACGCAATCACTTACACATCTGCATCTCCAACAGTAGCGCTTCTTTATCCAAAGCTTGCTGACGCTGTACAACAGATTCAGACAACTGCATTCCAGCAACCAACACACTGGATCATGCACCCACGCCGCCTAGCTTATTTGCTTGCAGCAGTTGACAGCCAAAACCGTCCACTTGTTGTTCCAAATAACTACGGTCCAATGAACCCAATTGCAGCAGGAGCTGGAGCAGTATCATACGGTAACTCAGGTTACTCATTGATGGGTCTTCCAATCATTACTGATGCAAACGTTGTTACAAACGCAGGTGCTGGTACAAACCAGGACAAGATTTACTGCGTTGCTGCACCTGAAATGCACCTATGGGAGCAAGCAGGATCACCATTTGCGTTGAACTTTGATGCAACTAGTGCTGGCAGCTTAACAATCAAGTCTGTTGTTTATGGCTACGCAGCCTTCTCAGCAGGTCGTTACCCAGCAGCTGCCTCAATTATCTCAGGCACCGGTTTGGTAGCTCCAACATTCTAAGCAAAGCTTAGAACAATAGTGTAGAGCCGGTAAGACTCCCCCGACTTATCGGCTCTACACCTTAAAAACGGGGTGATTATGAAATTAAAATTGTTTAAGAAAAAGCAAACAGCAACGGCTTTGCCCGATTTAGAACGAGCAATGCAGCCTAAATCAGAGAAAAGGATAACGCATGGCACTAACAAACGCCTATTGCACCCTATCGGATGTCAAGAATGCTCTTGCAATCGAGGACATCAATGATGATCTAGCTATCGAAGCTGCGATTGTTGCTGCATGTAGAATGATTGATGACTACACTGGTAGATTTTTTTATAAAGATGGTACGACACTTGCACCAGTAGTCCGCTATTACACACCAAATGATTGGTGGATCTGTAATACAGATGATTTTGTTTCGATTAGTGAAATTGCAACAGATGAAAACTTTGACCGTAGTTATACAACAATTTGGACTTCAACAGATTACATGATTGAGCCAATCAACAATCCACGTAGAGGTTGGCCATATACTCGTATTTTAGCTATTGATAGATATTTATTTCCACGCCTTTATCCTCAAACTGTGCGCGTAACGGGAGTATGGGGATGGTCTGCTGTACCCGCAGAAATCAATTTAGCTGCACGTCTACAAGCATCTAGATTATTTATCCGCAAACAATCTCCATTTGGAGTTGCCGGTTCAGTTGATATGGGAACGGTACGTTTAACTTCAAGACTAGATCCAGATGTTGAAGCATTGATCCGTCCACTTAAGAAGTTGAATGGAGTTGCATACTAATGCAACCAAGTAAAGTCCGAGATGGATTAAAAACCAATCTTCAGTCAATTAACGGTTTAAGAGTTTATGATTTAGTTCCTGATGTAATTGTTCCACCATGTGCAATAGTTGGTCAGTTAGATCTTACATTCGATCTTGATAATGCTCGTGGTTTAGATTCTGCAAATATAGATGTCATGGTCATTGTCCAAAGATTCTCAGAAAGAACAGGACAAGACAAATTAGATCAGTATCTTTCTGGTTCAGGAGATTATTCAATAAAAGCAGCAATTGAATCAGATCGTACTCTTGGTGGTGCAGTAGATACACTTAGAGTTACTGCAGCTCAATCAGGAGTCTATCAAACTGCTGACGTTGAATATCTATCGTACCGATACCAAGTAACAATATATGGAGATGGAGCATAATGTCATATACAATAAAGTCCGATAATTTTGTATTCGGAAATAAGAAAAAAGGTGACCAAGTCACTGAAAAAGAATTGCTCGATGCAGGTTGCAACCCAGAAGCGCTAGTCAAGGGTGAACATCTATCAAGTAATACACCAACCAAACCAGCAACAGAAAAAGGAGCGGACGAATAATGGCCCGTTTAGTTCTTACCAACGCATACATCACTATTAACGCAGTTAATCTTTCAGATCATATTGCTAGTATTACACTTACCACAACTGACGATGTTGTTGAAACAACAGCTTTTGGTACAACAGCTCGCACACGAGTTGCTGGACTAGCTGATAACTCAATTGCATTAGAATTCCATCAAGATTATGCAGCGGCTTCTGTTGAAGCAACAATTAACGCAGCTGGAGCATCTCTTGTTGGTACAACTACAGCAGTTGTTGTCAAGCCAAATGGTGCAACAACTTCAGCTACAAATCCTTCCTATAGTTTCAATGCACTTGTTTCAGAGTGGACTCCACTAAACGGTGCGGTTGGCGAACTAGCAACAGTTTCGGTCACATGGCCGATTGATGGAGCAATCACAAAGGCGGTTGCATAGTGGCACGTATTGTTTTAACTAACGTTGCTGTTACTTTTGGAGCAACAGACATTTCATCTTATGTCACTTCCGTGACTTTAGGATCAACTTATGATGTAGTAGAAACAACTGCATTCGGTAACACAGCTCGTACTAGAGTTGCTGGTTTAGCCGATAACAGTGTTTCATTTGAGTTTAATCAAGACTACGCAGCAAGTGCATTAGAATCAGTTATTTATCCAACTCTTGGTACAGCAGTTTCAATTACTGTTCGTCCAGTAGCTGGAACAACACCTGCGTACTCTTTCAGTGCTTTAGTTTCAGAGTGGACTCCATTAAATGGAGCTGTTGGAGAACTTGCTACTGCATCAGTCACATGGCCAATTAGTGGTACAATTACCAAATCCTAATCTAACAAGGGGGAAATTATGGACGGTCTTGGAATCAAAGTAAAGACAATTGAAGGCAATGAGACAACATACAAGTTGACTCCTCGCGTCATTGTTGCATTTGAACAGCAATATGGCAAAGGAATGCCTAAATTGCTCGGAGAAGAACAAAAAATCGAACATGTCTATTGGTTAGCATGGAAGTGTATGCAATCTAATGGCGTCATTGTTAAACCATTTGGTCCAGAATTCTTAGACACAATCGAATCTGCTGAATTGGATTCAGATGATTCTTTCGGATCCACCGAGACAGCTTAACGTATAACGTAGCAGCTATCTCGGTGGAAACTGGTATTTCACCAATAGATCTAATAGATGCGCCTGAAGGAATACTTGAGGCAATTACTATTTATCTTAAAGAGCGAGCAAAAGGTAAATAAGTGGCTGAAGAAGAAACCAAAATAATTCTTACAGGTATTGAACCTACTATTACAGCATTAAAAAAGTTTGATAAAGATGCTGCAAAAAAGTTCAATAAAATAGTTAATACAGAATTACAAGGTGCTGAACAAGCCGCTCATAGATTAGTTGATAGCATTCAAAGTAGAACAACAGATACTCCAATGCGCAATTGGAGATCTACTCAAGCAATAAATGGACGTACTTGGGGCGGTAATGGTTGGCCTGCTTGGGATCGTGCAACAATTAAAGCCGGTATAAATGTATCTAAAGCTCAAAGACGGACTCGTGGTGATTACACAACAAGTGCTGGTGCTTTGTTAAATACTTCCGATGCCGGTAAAGTATTTGAACTTTCAGGACGTAATAAAAAAAGTGGATCATTTATTGAACGACTTAATTGGTTTGGTAAGGCTTCTCGTCTTGTATGGAAAGTTGTTGATAAAGAACGACCACGTATTGAAAAAGCAGTAGCAAAAGCTTTAGAAGACGCAAAACGTGAACTACAAAATCATCTTAATTCAGCGGGAAAGGTAGACTAAAATGGCAGTTGGTGCAGTAGTCGCCCGCATTCTTACTCAATACTCTGACAAAGGCACAAAAGCTGCAGTCAAAGATATTGGCAAGATGGAAAAAAAGTTTGGTGATTTTGCTAATAGAACTGCCAAGAAGTTTGGACTAGCTGCAATTGCAGCAGGAGCATTTGCTGCTAAAATTGGCTATGATGCTGTTAAAGCAGCAATGGAAGATCAGAAGTCACAAACGCTTCTTGCTAATTCATTAAGAAATACAGTTAGCGCCACAGATGCAACTATTGCTGCAACCGAACAATATATTACGGCTATGCAAGCAGAGTTTGGCATTGCAGATGACCAATTACGACCAGCTCTTGCTGGACTTGCTGCAGTAACAGGTGATGTTGGAAAAGCTCAATCTTTGCTTAGCTCTTCAATGGATATTGCAGCAGCAAAAGGTATTGACTTAAATACTGCTTCTAAATTAGTTGCCAAAGCATATGGTGGCAATATTGGAGCACTTAAGAAACTATTTCCACAGATATCAGCAGCAACTGTTAAATCTAAAGACTTTGCAGCAGCAATGCGAGAGATCTCAGGTGAAACAAAAGGTGCTGCTGCGGCAGCCGCCAATACATTTGCCGGACAAATTGAAAGAATTAAACTTGCATTTGGTGAAGCATCCGAATCACTTGGTTATAAATTATTGCCGCAAATTAAATCATTTGCTGATCTTATTATTAACAAAGCCATTCCTGCTATTCAAAAGTTTGTAGACGAAAACGGCGACAAGATTGCAGCAGGATTTAAGACTTCAATTCAATATGGTATTGCTTTTGCAAAGTTAATGTATGATATGTTTAGTTTTGTTGCTAGAAATATTAAAGTATTTGCAACACTTGGCGCAATAATCGTGGCTGCTTTCTTTGGCGCTAAGGTGGCAGCAGCTGCTGCAGCTCTTGTCAAAGGCATTCAAGCAATTATCACAGTTATGAAGGCTTTGCGCACAGTCTCACTTGCATCAGCAGCCGCAACAGCACTTGCCACTGGTGGTGTTTCAGCTGCCGCAGGCGCTGCTGCTTTTGGAGTTGCACTTGTAGGCATGGGTATAGCTGCCAAGAAGTTCAACGACGACTCTGACAAAGCACTCACTACACTCGGCAAGTTTGGCATTGACACCAAGGGCTTTTCAGCCAAGGCAGAAGATTACACCAAGGGCATTGAAGGCATGACGACTGCCACCAACAATCTTACTGCCGCACAAAAAGAAGAAGCAGCAGTCCTTAAAGGTCTCAATGCTCTTAAAAAATACGGCCTTGGCGGCAAAAATCTGGCTGCACAAGACCCAATCACACTCGAAGCGATTCGCAAGAATCAAGTCAAGCAAGCAAAACTTGGCATTTCAAGTCCTACCATTTCGCTCTTGGCGTCAGCTGGTCATGGCAATATTGCTAAAAATACAACAATGAATGGCGGAAACATTACAGTCAATGTTGCTGGTTCTGTTGTTTCACAAGGTGATCTTGTAAATGGTATTAAGAATGGTCTTGCAACTCTTATGCGCCGACGTGGTGGCAGTCAGTTTGCGGTGCTCTAATGCCAGCAAATGCACCTACACTTACCGTTTCGTTTAGTAACGGAGGAGCGTTTACCGCAGTTAGTACTGATCTTTTACTATCTGTTCAGATCCGCAGAGGTCGTCAATACCAAAATGATTTCTTAGAAGCTGGAACTGCCGATGTTGTACTAAATAATCAGTCAGGTGCTTTTGATCCAAGTAACACATCAAGTCCATGGTATGGAATTTTAATTGCAGGCATGCAAGTAAGAATTCAAGGTAATGGCATAACTATTTTTACAGGTTACTTAGAAAACAATGAAGTAAACCAAGGTATTTATCCAACTGTTTCATTGACATTTGTAGATGGCCTTGCACAAATTGCCAAGGCAATTGCTCCTGCATTAGCAACAAGTCAATTTCAAGAAGCAGCTTCTGCTCGAGCAACTAGAGCACTTGATCTTGCTGAATGGACTGGTGCACGTAGTTTAACTGGAACTACCGTCATGCAAAAGACAAAACAAAATATGAGTTGTCTTGAAATGTTAGAACAATGCGCTAACTGCGTTGGTGGACGATTCTATGTAAGTCGATCTGGAGTTGCAACTCTTGTTCCACTAGCCGATAAGTTTAGTCGTCCAACTAGATTATTATTTAGTGACCAAGGTGATGCAAATAGTGTGGGTTACGACGGTATTATTACAAATCCTGGAACTGATTATGTCTACAATGAGGCAATAGTATTCAGAGGACCAAAGAAAACTCAAAAGACTGCAAAATATACTGCTAGCGTTTCTACATATGGACTTAAGTCTAAAAAACTTGACGCACCAATTTTTAATGATGCAAGTGCTGCAAATCTTGCTTTATATGCAGCTAGAAAAGATGCTGATGCAGTTGTATTAGCTGAACAAATAGATTTTACCGCAATAGGTATTGGTGTTCTTGCAACTGATATGCTAGAAACAGAACTAAATGATCTTGTCCAAGTAAAACGTTTAACATATGATGGACGAAATATTACAATTAACTGTGTTGTAGAAGGATTAGCACATTCAATTACTGCAGATAATTGGAGAGTTAGTTACTTTACATCTGTAGTAGATCCTTACACGATTACGATTTAGGGGAAATAATGCCACTTTGTCCGCAAATCACAATCACTCCAATTACAGTTACTACAACTGGAATGACTCAAACTTCTATCATTCCTATTGTTGCAGCAACAACCGAAGAGACTGACGAACTTCAAACAGAAATTAACACTATTGAAACAGCGGTCAATGGCAAAAACCACATTTATCGGCAAACAACTGCACCAGATGGATCTGTTTATCCATTAACCGAAGGCGACGTGTGGTTTGATACTGATGACCAAAATAAGCAATATTATTGGACAGGAACTGCATGGGTTTCCGTAAGAGATCTTGGAATCACAGCAGCAGAAACTGCAGCGGCAGCAGCATCGGCAGCAGCAGCAGCGGCAACAGCAGCAGCAACAGCAGCACAAACAACGGCAGATGGTAAAAACCGTATTTATCGACAGACGACACAACCAACTGGCGGTACATATGCTGAAGGCGACCTTTGGTTTGATACAGATGACGACAATAAGTTTTATAGGTATACCAGTGGTGTTTGGAGCGGTTTTACTTTAGGAGACAATGCTCTTGCTTCGTTGTCTGCTACAAAACTAACAGCTGGAACGATTGATGCTTCTGTCATCACTGTTTCTAACATAAATGCAGGCAACATCTCGACTGGTTCACTTGCAGCAGATCGTATTGCTGCTAATACTATTACTGGCGCAAAACTTGCAGTTGGAACAATAGAAGCTGTTTCAATTGCCGCTGCTACAATTACCGGTGCAAAAATTGCAGCAACAACAATTACTGCAGGCAATATTGCTACAGCTACAATCACTGCAGATCAAATTGCTGGTGCCACAATTACCGCAGCAGAAATTGCAGCCGAAACTATTACTGCAGCAGAAATTGCAGCAGACTCGATTACTGTGGACCGCCTCACTGCTGGTACTTTGACTGCTTTCACGCTTCGCACTTCGTCAGGCGCTCGCCGTGTCACAATTTCTGCAGCAAGCAATGCCATTTCATTTACAGAATCAAGCAGTGTTGTTGGTTGGGTTGGACCAGCATCAACGTCGGGTGTTGTGATGCATTATGGTTCGACTTTTAATGCCAATGTAACCACCTATCCAAACGCTTACGTGTCTTCCGGCGATGCTCGAATTGCATATAGTTCAACCATTTATGTTCAAGCTAGTTCACTTGGCATTACTATGAATGGAAACGTTTATACTCTTGACGCTTTTTACAATCAAGACTCTTCAACAAGCGCCAACGCGGCCAATACTCGCATGGACACTGACGGACGTACTCGACGCAGTACTGCCTCAAGCGCTAGATTCAAAGAAGATATTGTCAACCTTTCTACAGTAACAGATCTTGACCCAAATAAATTATTAAACTTACCAATTAGAGCATTTAAGTTCAAATCAGATTACTTAGATATTACAGATAATAGATCTGGCATGGTGGTACCTGGATTGATTGCAGAAGAAGTGGCCGAACATTACCCAGTTGCTGCAGACCGTGGCAACGATGGAGTAATTGAAAACTGGAACGAGCGGTTTGTCATTCCAGGAATGTTAGCTTTGATTCAAAATATTTATGCACGAGTAAAAATACTTGAGGCCAATAATGAATAATTATTTAGTTGGTTTTAACAACGATGGAATATTAGTTGAAGAAAAAATACAAGCCAAAGACAAAAATCAAGCAAAAATAGTTGCACAACCATTGCATCCTGATTTGCCAATTATTTTTGTTAAACTGTTGAAATAAAGGGGACAAAATGGACGACAAAACAGAACTAGACATCAATGTTGTTATTGCTGTACTAAGAGAGCAGATCGGTCTGCTAGCTCTGGACAAAGCAATGTTGACGGCTAGAGTGGGGGACCTCGAAAAAGCACTCAAGGAGAAGAATGACCGTGAATGACTGGGCTGCACTAATACTTGCGGTCATATCAATACTAGGTTCGTTTGTCATGGCCGTAAGATGGCTTGTAAAACATTTCCTAAATGAATTAAAACCAAATGGCGGATCTAGTCTAAAAGACTCAGTGACTAGATTAGAAACACAAATGGAGTTAGTAATAGCAATGCTAACTGATAGGGGCAAAAGTGAAAAACCTAAAAGAAATAGCAGATAGTTATATCGGTTATACTGAAGGCAAAAATAATGATACAGTTTTTGGTAAATGGTTTGGACTTAATAACCAACCTTGGTGTGCAATGGCAGCATCAAAAGTTTATCACGAAGCAGGTTTAATAGATAAAGTTGCACCAAAAAGCAAACCAAAAGGCTATGCTTCATGCGATGAATGGCTAAAGTATTTAACAAAAAACAATCAGTTAATACCGATTGGCCAAGCAAAATGTGGAGATCTTGTATTCTTCCAGTTTGATGCAGATGCACAACCAGATCATGTAGGAATTGTCCAATGGCATAATACAACCTTAAAATACGTAAATGTATGGGAAGGTAATACGTCGGACAATAAAACAGGTAGCCAATCCAATGGTGATGGGTTCTATCTAAAACGCAGAAAATACGATACAATTATGGCAATTGCACGTCCAAAGAACTAAAGGAGTGTTATGAAACTTAAGCCAAAGCACAAAGCAGCAATTAAATCTTATTTAAGAGCAGTTGCAGCATCTGGTATTACCGTAATTCTTGCAATTGTAGCAGATATGCGCCCTGAGTATGCAATATTACTTGGATCTATTATCGCTCCAGTTGTAAAAGCAATTGATCCAAAAGAAAAAGAATACGGATTAGGAAGTAACTAGTGATGAGCTCGGGGGACTTATCAAAAGCTATACAAGATCTTTTAAACAATCACGGTAAAGTACTCTGTGTGGTCGGAAAAATAAAGTCTGAACTACTTCCATCCGATGCTGAAGCCTTAGAAAAGTTAATTGAATCAAAAGTTACTATTATGCAAATTGTGAATCTTTTAAGAGCACATAATTTCCAAGTAGGAAATACTGCAGTTACTGTCCATAGAAAAAAACAATGCCCGTGTTTTAGGAATTTATGACTCTGTCTGATGACGCAAAAAAACTACAAATTGAAGTAGATGAATCAGTTGCAGAATTGCGTCAGACACTTGTCAGAACTCAAAAAGAATTGTCCAAAGCAAAACAACGGACAGAAGAATTAGTAGAAGCAACAATCCAAGCATGTAAAGATGCAACTTTGGCTTTAGGTCCAATGAAGCCAATAGAAGGTCCAAAGGTAGATAAACGTCGCAAAAGAGCAGAAGTTGCTTTGTGGCATCTTACCGATTGGCAAGGAGCAAAAGTAACTCCTAGTTATAACTCAGAAATTATGAGAACTAGAGTTATGGACTTTACAATCAAAGCAACAAAAATTACTGAAATACAAAGACAAGACCATCCAGTCAATGATGTTGTAATCTGTTTTGGCGGAGATATGGTCGAAGGTCTTTTTAACTATCCTGCTCAATTGTGGGAAATAGATCTTAGTTTATATGACCAATACATAACAGTTAGTCGTTTAATTGTAGATGTTGTACGACAAGCATTAGCAGTTTATAACCACGTGACTGTTATTGCAGAATGGGGAAATCATGGCCGAATCGGAAACAAAAGAGCGGACGTACCGAAGTCTGATAATTTTGACCGTATGTGTTATGAGTTGGCTCGTCAGTTACTATGTTCTGAAGAAGCGACTGCTAAAAGACTGACATGGGATCCACGCCATGGTGTTGAAGATATTCAGCGCATTGAGATCGGCAACTATCGAGCTCTTCTTATGCATGGCGATGAAGTTGGTAGATCTGGTTTTGCTTCTCCGGCCGGATGGCAAGCAGCAGGAAACAGATGGAAAGCTGGAGCTTACGACTGGAACTTTCAAGACATATACTTGGGTCATTACCATCGTCATGCACAAGAACCGCTATCAGATGGTCTTGGATCAGTATATTGGACCGGTTCAACAGAGTCCGATAATAGGTACGCGCGCGACTCTATGGCCGCCTCAGGTGTTCCTTCTCAAAGACTCCACTTCATTGATCCCGAACGAGGTCGTGTCACTGCTTGTTATCAAGTTTGGTTAGACTAATGAATCGCAAAGAAATCTTAGACGAAGCAACACATTTAATTTATAACGATAGACAAGCAGATTATGGAACTCCACAAGAGAACCACGACCGCATTGCAAAGCTTTGGAGTGTAGTTTTAGGCATTATTGTAGAACCTTGGCAAGTTGCATTATGTATGAATCAAGTCAAAGTTGCTCGATTAGTCCAATCACCTGAGAAATTAGATGGTTGGGTAGATGGTGCAGCTTATATGGCTATTGGCGGAGAACTGGCTACGGAGGAATAATGACAACACTCATTGCATACCAACATGATGACTATTGCATCATTGCTGCAGATACGCAAACAACTGGTTATGACATGAGAGCTGATTGTTCTCCTATGGGCAAAATTGCTGAAAATGGTAAATACTTAGTTTCTGCTGCAGGTTTAGTCCGAGGCATGAATCTGATCCAACATGCTTTTAATCCACCAGCGCCTCCAAGATCTAAAAATCTAGATAGATTTATGGTGACTCAGTTTGTGCCAAATCTACGTAAAACCTTTGGAATTTCAGGTTATGACATTAAGTCTGAAGGCTATCCATCATCGTTTGAAAATGATTTCATAGTTGCCGTTAATGGAACTTTGTACTTTATTGATGAAGTCTATGGATTAGAGAAGACAAAAGACAAGGTTTACACCACAGGAACAGGCGCCAAACTTGCTCTTGGAGCTGCTCACGCGCTAGGAATTGATGAAGCAGATGAATATGAAGAAGCAATAGAGATCTTAGAACAAGCGGTTAAAACAGCAATTAGATTCGATATCAATAGTGGTGGTCAAGTCCAAATAGCCTTACAAACAAAAGCTGGAAAGAATCACATTGCATTTCTAGATTAAAAGAAGCAAAAAAGAAGCCCCTGCCTTTCGGCAGGGGCTCTTTTCTTTTTGTCTTAGCGAACCATCTCCAAGACTCGATCTGAGAGAGATGTTCCTTGATTCATCATGAATCGCTCACCAGCTGCAAAATCATTGGCTGAACGAGTTGTACGAGTCCATTGTTCGTACTCTGTGAATGCATTGACAATTCCCCATGCAGTTCCTTTGATGTTTTCCTGAGTTGGTCCGTTCCAGATACCTAGAAGAGTCTGCTGACGCTCACGAACATTATTCTGTTGACGCTCAGTCATGTTGTTCTCATCTAGTGGCAGAACATCTTTAACTATTGACCAGAAGTCAGAGTTAGCAACTTTCTTCTCAAGAAGAGCAGAAGATAGAAGGTTGAACTCTTGATTTGACTTAAGAACAACTCCTAGAGTCTCACGAACATCTTCGATCTTGACACTCATACGAGCTGAATGACGGAAAGCAATAGATGAAGCATTTGTCCAACGAGTCATTCCGTTTGTGCAGATCAAGCGAAGATACTTGATTTCAAAGCGGAGTGAATCTGTTCCATCGTGAGTGTTTGAAGCAACTAAGAATGATTCGATTGGATCGATATTTTTCAGAGTAAGATCTAATGTGTCTGGAAGCTTTGCAGCCATAAAGATCTTTTTTCCACCGCGTAGTTCACCAGCTGACTGGTAAATTGCACCGGCTTCGTACATAACAGAGTCCACAATGTTAACGATGTCGTTATTCTGGACAATTGTATATGTAGGAGAAGTGATACCGAGAACAGAAGCTGATCCGTCCTTATTGACACGAGTTGTAGCAACTTTGTCTTCAAGTTTAACGACTGTCACACCGTCATTGTTAATTGCTGTAGTTGAAAGTGGAGTGTGTTGAACTTCCCAATCAAGATTTGCATTCTCAAGAACTTGAGCTGCAGAGATTTGCTCGTCACTTGTATTTACCCATGTTGCTGTGCTGATCCATGGAGCCTTGCGACGTGCTGCGTTCTGGATTTGTACTGACATTTTTTCCTCCTGGCGATTTATTCTGATGGACTCATCAGCAGTGTCATTTAACACTGGACACTCCTTGCGGAGTGTTTCGTCCTTAGCGGTATCCTGCAGCGTGAAGTGCACGATAAACATTTATAACACGTGTACTATTAACAAATGCGCGTTCTGAACTTTCAAACATTTCAGACAATGTTTCTACATTTTGAAGTAAGCAATCAAGTTGTGCAATTTGTTGTGCATCAAATGTAACTGTGATTGTAGTTCCTATTGCGATTCCCATTTGGATCCTCCTGGCGGTTGGTATGAGCGGTTGCTCATAGGTACATTCAATACTGTCCACCGGTATTTGTACACTCTATTGAATAAGATCTTATGGGAACCTTTTGGAACCTTTTGGAGTCCGTTTAGTCCAGATCGAGCGGCCAGGTTTGTCCCAGAACCACGGACATATCGATCCGAGTATATTTATATTCACCACAAATGGAACCGCGTCCTGGTGGATCCTGGTGGTTCTGGCTAACTTATGTACCACCGGCCAGAACAGATGTTTTAGTAAATAAGATCTTTTAGAAACATTTTCACAAATGGTGGATATTTGTCCACATTCAGTGTATATTGGTCCTTGTAAGCAACCGCTTACCTAAACCGCCAGGAGAAGAAAATGCGTACAAATACAAAAACCGCAGTAACTGAAGTTGCACTAGTAGATGTAGATAGAACTTATCGTGGAGATACTGGTTGCGCTTGTGGATGTGGTGGAGAATACTACGACATCAATGATGCTCAAAATGAAGCTGAAGTAAATCGTAGAATCAAGTATGTTCTACGTGGAATTCGTGAAGGTAAAGCAGAATTCTTTGGTAACGGAGTTGAAGTTGCAAATCCTTCATATACAAAAGTTACACGTCTATATTTCAAAGATGGAATCGACTACGATATAAATCGTGATGGAACTTTTGAACGTACTGAAGAAGGTCCACGTGTTATGGACAAGTTGTCACAAGCTCAAATCGCTTGGACGAATCGCACTGGACTTCCAACAGATCACATGATTACAAAAATTGTTTACAACTATGCTGAAGGATCTTCTTCACTTGAAGAATATTCTGAATACTATGCACGATGGACTGCATCACAAAAAGATATGGCAGACAAATTGGTACTTTCAATTGCTGCTTCAGTAGAACGGGACATGAAGTAATGACTCACTTAACTAAAGAATGGGCAACTCAGTTTGCTGCAAAACTTCGTTCAGATTATCCTGAACTATCTAGCGTCAATGACATCATTGACCGTGCAAAAGCTGATGGACGTTTCGAATCAGAAATTGAAATGCTTGCAGTATGGGGCAGACTAATGAGAGGATCTGAATAATGAAGATTTGTCAGATGTGTGGTTGGGAAACCAACAGTACGCAAAATCGTTGGTATCAATATGACAACGGTCAGCGTTTCATTGCAAGTATATGCACAAATTGTGCTGAATTGCACGATAAACTTACGACTCAAAAAGTCCGCAGTGTATAATGGTCCAGTACCACTAACCGCCAGGAGGAAAAATGAAGTACGAATATAATGATGGTGGTAGATCAATTGCGGGTTACCGCGGATCTACTTCAGATTGCGTTACTAGAGCAATAGCGATAGTAACTAATAAGCCATATCAGGAAGTTTATGATCTGGTCAATACTTATGGCAGTCAAGAACGGAAATCTAGTAAACAGAAAAAGTCTAATTCTAGAACTGGAGTCCGCAATGCCACAGTTAGAAAAATCATGAAAGATTTAGGATTTGAATGGACTCCTACTATGGCTATTGGTTCTGGTTGTAAAGTCCATTTAAGAGAATCTGAATTACCTAGTGGCAAAATTATTGCTAGTGTCTCAAAGCATATTGTCGCTATTGTAGATGGAGTCATTCATGACACTCATGATCCGTCAAGAGACGGTACTAGATGCGTCTATGGATATTGGAGAATGCCATGACAACTAGATCTGGCAAACTGAAATGTGCAGCATGTAGTTCTGATGTGACCATTTCCAGTAGAACTTATGGTGGATTGCAACGTTGGGTTTGCAGTGTGCAGACTTGTATCAATTCGGAAATTGCTTTAGATCTGGAGGATTCCAATGACTTGTAATCTATGTTATGGACGTGGATACATTTATCATTCCTACAAGGAGGAATACGATGTGGAAGTCTGTTCTTGTCAACAAACTAAGGAGACTAATAATGAAACTAACTAAACGCGGTAAACGAGTTCGTGCTGTATTTATCTTGATTGGTTTGTTTGTAATTTGGCAAGTGTCCATGAATCTTTGGTGGACAGAAGATGGTTATTGTTGGGGAACTATGGTTGAATGTATGTTGGACGATTAACCGGAGAACCGCCAGGTAAACCGGTTAATCGCATGCGGATTGTACAACATAATTTATTTTTATGTTTATGTCCGCTGATAAAACACCATGCGGCAATGGTCGAATGGTCACTACGGACAGTTTAGGATGTGCACATGACAAATGAAAATAGAAAGTCCCTAACAACGGGGCAAGCTGCAAAGCTCATTGGACGCAACTCACGAACAGTACGACGTTGGGTTGATCTTGGAAAAGTTGAAGGTTACAAAACACCTTCGAACTTACGTTACGTTTATCAAGATGCACTAGATGCATTGATGAATGGAACCAAAAGCTAACTAACACAACGACTAGGAGGCAACTATGTTTGTGTTTATTTATGCTGTATCTGTCCGCCGTCAGAGGAACGATGTCTGAAGGTCATGGCAGTCGCTGTAGCCTTTTTATTAGTAACACCAAATGCTAATGCGGTGGACTATAAAACAGCAGCAGCAAGAGTTCCAAAAGATCAGGTTGCTTATGCAAAATGTATAAGTCATCATGAATCTAGAGGTAACTACGAAGCAGTAGGAGATCAGTCTTCCGCAAGAGGACGGTGGCAATTCTTAGATAATCAATGGCGACATGGTTTATCTTTTATGGTTGCAAACAGATTAGTAGATTATGGAATGCCAAAGTCTAAGACGAAGAAGCTGGTAAAATACCTGCAATCAAAGTCCATAGATCAGTGGGAACCTATCTACCAAGATGTAGGATTTGTAGCAGCGTTGAATGCAAAGTACCATTGGTCCGGTTGGACACATTGGGCAGTCAACTCTAAATGCAATAAACTAGTACCAAAACAACTAACACGAAAGGCATAAAATGTCAGAAACCGCCAGGGAATGGTTTGAACCAAAGCAATTATCTTTATTGGCAGATCCAATTGATGAACAGTTCAACAAGTTTCATCATGAAAATCCACACATCTATCGTCAACTAGTTGATCTTGCTTATCAATGGAAATCAGCAGGTCACGATATTTGTTCCATTGATTTGTTAATCAACAAACTACGATGGGAAATTGGAATCAGATCTTCGGGGGACCAATTTGCTATCTCAAATAACTATGCAAGTCGGTACTCAAGACTAATTGAGGCAAATGAAAAAGGACTTGCTAACTTCTTTACTAAAAGAACCTTGAAGAGCTCATGGGACTAGAACGCATTGAAACAAAACGTGGTCACAAATATCTTCTTGATGGCCAACCTGTCAAAGGTGTAACGACTCTCATTGGATCTGGTATGCCTAAACCTGCGCTTCCATATTGGAGTGCAAAACTAGTTGCAGAATATGTCTATGACAATTTTGCAAATCTTCCTAATCTAATCAGCCGCGAACGTGACGAAGCTGTGAAGTTCTTAAAAATGATTCCTTGGAATCAAAGAGACAAAGCTGGAGCACGAGGAACTGAGATCCATGCAATTGCTGAAACTATCATTCATGGTGGAGAAGCGGAAGTTGCTGGTGAATTTGCTCAATACGTCAATGGCTACGTTGAATGGTTAGATCAATGGGAAGTAATTCCTGTTCTAACTGAAAAAGTTGTAGCAAATAGAGTCCATGGTTATGCCGGTACTTTTGATGCTATTCTAAAGTTTGGCGATGGTCCATTAGCTGGCAAGACGTATCTTTGCGATTGGAAAACTAGCGCAGGAGTCTATGGTGAAATGGCAATGCAGATTGCGGCATATGCTAATGCAGATTTTTATCTTGATGAAGAAGGCATTGAAAGATCTTTGCCAACTCTTGATGGACTAGGAATCGTTCATGTATCTGAAAATGGCACAACATTTCATGAAGTGACAGATGCAGACTTAGCATGGGATTCTTTTTTAACTGTTATTGATTTGGCAAACAGATTAGAACATATTGAAAGTTTATTGACACAAATAGGGGGATTAAATGGACAAGCGTCTTGAAAATTATGTAGATGTACCACATAGAATTAAATTGTTTTATGAGAAGTATCCAGAAGGTTCATTGCAAATGGATCCAGATCTGCAATTCCAAACTGTTGGAGATCAGGTAATTGTAATTGGACGAGCATATGCTTATCGTCATCCAAATGATGAAAAGCCCGGTGTTGGAACAGCTCAAGAGTATTTACCAGGAAAAACTAATTTCACTAGAGGAAGTGAAATACAAAATCTTGAAACCAGTTGTTGGGGTCGAGCTATTGGTGCTTTAGGTATTGGCATTGATAAAGCAATTGCAACAAAAGAAGAAGTTGAACTTGCAATTGAACGCAACAAACCAGATAAAGTCATGATGAAACGTGCAAATCCTGGTTTGAAGCAAATAGTAGAGTTGCTAGGAACAAAAGGCATCACGGAGAAGGATGCTATCCTAGCGGCAGTACGCGGCCTAGTAAGTCGTGAAATAAGTTCGAGTAGTGACTTGACTGATGATGAGATTGCTCTCATCATCAAACACCTGGCGGTTGTTGAGTCATGACTCGAATGTCTTGGGACAAATATGGATTGGAGATTGCGAGAGCAGCCTCCTATCGCAGTGAAGATCCATATCTAAAAGTTGGTGCATGTGTTCTACGCGGGGATAGAAGCATAATAAGCATCGGCTACAATGGGGCTGCGCCTGGCGTCACGATTCCGTGGGAAGATAGGGACGCTAGGCGTGGTTTTGTAATACACGCAGAGGTGAATGCATTGCGTTATTGCACTCCAGATCAAACAAAAAATGGCTATATGTATTGTACGCATCATCCATGTTCTGAATGTATAAAAGTAATTGCTAGTTATGGAATTACTTCTGTCATGTATTCTGATTTAATAGATGGAACAGTTTACGATCTAGGTGCCATTGCTGAGTTAGCAAGAACGTTTAATATTTTACTAAAACAGGAGGTAAAACCGTGAGTGCTTTACAAATGATTTTGGACAATCAAAGAAAACTCCAACTTAAGTCATATGGAGTAGATGTTACAACTCTTGATGACGAACAAAGAGCTCAATATATTCGTGATATGTCTTTGGCTTTAACAGATGAATTACATGAAGCATTAAATGAGACTGGTTGGAAACCATGGGCTACAAGTCGGCATTTTAATCGTGCCGCTTTTGTAGGAGAAATGATAGATGTACTTCATTTCTGGGCTAATTTAGTTTTAATTGCCGGTATTGATGAACAGTCCATTCTAGATCTTTATTTTGAGAAAGCAGATAAAAATGCTAAACGTCAACTTTTAGGTTATGACGGCGTACAAGGCAAATGCAAAACTTGCGGACGAGCATTTGATGATGCGGCTGTTCTCTGTTCTCCAATTGCTTGTGAGCATATAGAATGAGATACATACTAGACGATATAGTTACTTCATTTACAGATCGAATTGCAAGTCATAGATCTGCTTGGCCAAGAATGCAGAAATGTATGGTCGATGATGCTTATAATACTAAATCTGAAATTGCTTTTGGCAATGACAAACTTGTCAAAGAAGGCACATGGTTAGTATCAACTCCAATGGAGTTCAAAGGTGAAGTTTTTAATCTATTTGGCGGTTATACAAGAGAGACGAGAGATAGAATCGCCAGAGTTTTAGATATGGATCTTGCAAATATTAAGGCTTTAGATATGCCTATTGGTGATATTGAACGAATTTTACGTCCACGTGCTGCAAAGACTGACTTTGATTTTACAGAGTCAGAATGGACAAAAATCCGTGACTTAATGAAGTGCAAAGTTATTAAGCATGAAGATCTTGTTTCTGATATTCAGAGAGTAGTTATCGGTGATTCACATTCAATTTCAAGATACAGATCAAACACAATCGTTTACCGCCACGATGGTTTAACACTTCATGGATTAACTGAAAGAGGTATTAGTACGTATTTGCCTGACTATTTTGTGCCTCATTTAGTCATTTATGCTGGCAATGTTGACATTCGTCATCATTTATGCCGCCAATTAGATCCAGAAGGAGCAACGAGAAAACTAGTTACGACACTTAAAATTCAACTTGAATGGTTACAACAAACAGGTAAAATAGGAACTTTTGAGGTAACTGCACCATATCCAATTGAACACGAAGAAAGAAAAATACCAAAAACTGGTTTCTACAAAGGAACAGCATTTTATGGATCTTGGTCATCAAGAGATAGATTGATGGGCATTATGACCAATGAAATGAAATATCAGTTTGATAATGTTCATCAATGGCCATCAAATTGGTACATGATAGATCCTGAAGATTATGCTAAAACTTACATGGAAAAACCTGGATCTGTCCATTTATCTCCAGAGTTTTACGAATGGGATTTAGTCAACAACTACGAAAACTTTTCCCCTGAAATATATCCAGGAAAGTTATTAGATGTCTAAAATAATCGAAACTATTTATTGGGAAGACTTTAAGCAATATTACGATAAAGCCGTTGTCTTGCAAACCATTAACATTGCAAGTCCAAATGGTCGTGATACTACTGAAGATTTGCATGTAGACGATCCACTGCAACATTACATTACAATTTATGACACAGTTGACCGTGAGTTTGCCGGATTTAGCAATGCAATTCAACAGATTTGGTATGGATCAAACAATCCAAAGAAGTGGCAAGTAGATAAACGTTTTGATAATTATAATCTACATGCAATTGACTGGTTCTACTTGTTCATGATTCATAGAGTTACTGGATCAGGAGCATCATTTAGCTACGACCATGGATTTAGAAATAGCATTTTAGCTGACATGGCTATAAATGCAGATAATATGATTCACATGAGGAATTATGTTTTGAGTGAAATGAGATCAAATAGACCAATATTTACTAGTATTGGTAATCAGATTCCACAATTCCCAAAACCAACAGATCAATACCCACGTGGTTCACAATTATACATTTCTGAATATATGCCACGGTTAGTAAAAGATTTTTATACTCATTTATCCTATAACCCATTGTCAATGTCGATCCGTGAAGGAGTTGATTGGATTAACGAATGGCATAGGTCAAATGGATTAAAGTGTTTTCATTTTGTTATGACTGCATTTGTTATGGACATTGCACAATATTTCCCCGATTTGATAGATCCATGGAGTCAAGTCAATTACGGTAAGAATGCAATTGAAGCATTAAATCTATTGTTCAAAAACGAAGGTTATAAGCAAAAAGACTTTTTAGATGCCGCAATGGAAAAGATTTGTAATGAGTTTAGATCTCCTTATGATTCCCGAGACCATGAAAGAAATCTAGGGAAAGGTTTGAGTCTTGAAGATGTTGCATGTGACTACGTCCGATATGTTGAATGTTATGTACCAAAAGGTTATGAGTACTTAAAACCCTGGCAAGTAACAAATAAATCACTTATACCAAATCATACGAAACATTGGACTTACCACAAGCATTTGGAGGCGCACAATGTTTAAGATAACGACGGACACATCCAGCAAATATGCACACAAATCAAGAGAAGAATGGTTAGATCTTGCAGGTGATTGGACAGATGAAACACAACCTCCAAATATAACTACATTCCATGGTGCAACTATTTGGGACGATTCGAATACAGGAGTTGGTACAAAAGGCCGATGGGGAGATCTATTAGTAAAAACAATGGAATCGGATCATTTGGTATATGTGCAACCTAGAGTTGGTTGGGCAGGAGTATCATTAGCCGCGCTTGCAAAGAAATATAACAAAAAGTTAACATTGTTTATGCCTTCCTCAAAAGTAGTAAGTGACCATCAGCTTGTTTGTATTGAAAGAGGAGCAAATCCAATCTTTCGAAGAATTGCAGCAATGCCAGTTCTAAACAAATATGCAAAAGATTGGGCAAATGAAAATAATGCTCAATTTGTACCTTTTGGATTGGATCATCCATTAGTGGTTGCAGCCGGAGTCAAATCAACAATCCAACAATGGGGAGATCGAGATGAACCAAAAGATGTTGTATCAGTCATTAGTACTGGTGTACTTACAAGAACTTTACAAATTGCATGGCCAGATGCCATCTTTCATGGAGTTGCAGTTGCAAGAAATCTACATCCAGGTGAAATTGGCAGAGCGGACGTTGCAACTTACCATAAAGGTTTCAGAGAAAAAGCTGACTATGCAGACAAGATCAATGAAGAAATTGACTCAGCACCAACCTATGATTGCAAAGGTTTAGAAAGATTTATGTTGGACAAAACAGCAGCACCTAAAACAGCATCTACTTTAGTATGGAATGTAGCAGGTGACGTAAAACCAGTTACAATGGTCCATTCACAAGTCGATAGTTTTAGAGAATGGGGTGAGTTTAGATGATTACCATTATCGAAGGTGCAGATGGTACAGGTAAAACTACTTATGCTCAAAAATTATCTGAACGATTTAATGCAAAATATTTGCATGCTGAACAACCAAAAACAAGGTTGTGGTCCGATGAATATATCCGACCAATTACTTCACCAAATATGATTTTAGATCGTTGGCATTTAGGTGAAGTTGTATGGCCTAAAATCTATGGTCGACAATCACTATTTGATGAAACGACATTTGACTATTGCAATTGGGAACTTGCTAAGTTAGGTGCTAGACTAATCCTGCTTACAAGATCTGAAGATGCAATTGCTGAAGAATTATTAAAAAGAGGCGAAGAAATGCAGATAGATTTTGTTTTGCATTCTAGATCTTTATTTGTAGAAGCATTTAGACAAGTTCGATATTTAGACAAAAAAATAATCCATAGTGAGGTGGTTAGGTAATGCATATAATTACAGAAAATCCAAGTGAAGCCTTAGAACTTGCAACTCAATATGTGATTGAACATGGTGAGGCAATATCACCTCGTGGAATGGTTACTAGAGAGCTTCTAAATGTTACTTTACAGGTTGAAAAGCCATGGAACATACCTGTGTCTATGGAAAACCGTAAACTAAACCATAATATTGGCATTAAAGAAGCATTACAACTAGTTGGACAAGTTACTGATCCAGAAGCAATGACAGATACAAGTCAAGTGTTTGGAAAGTACATGGACGGTGGCATTCTTCATGGAGCTTATGGCCCACGAATTCACGGTAATCTAAATAAACTTGTTGAGCAATTGAAAAAAGACTATTCAACCAGACAAGCTGTTTTGACTATATTTGACTCAAATAAAGATCTTAACGTTGATGTCAAAGATGTTCCATGTACCTTAAACTTGCAATATTTTATTAGAGATAACAAATTGATTGCTAGAACTAATATGAGAAGCAATGACGTATTTTTAGGTCTCCCATATGATTTAACACAATTTATTGCTCTACAAGGTGCAATTGCAAAGGCTTTAGATATCGAAATGGGTCAATATGTGCATGTTGTAGGTAGTTTACATATTTATGATGAACACATACCTCAAGCACAATGGATTAAAGCTTACTTCAATGGTTCATTCAAAGATTACGAGCCTATGTGGACTGGAAATAGCATTAGTGAAATCAGTCATACCGCAAGATCTATTCTCAAAGGCAACATACCAGATCAATTGACTCGTTTCGAAAGATTCTTGGCAGGTAAAATCAATGACTGAACCAGTTGCTAGATGTGAAGCATGCGGTGCATGGACTTATTTGTATGCATTAGATAAACTCATGGGTAATCCTCATTTTTGCAGCGATTGCAAAGCGAAACAGAAAGGCAAACGACATGTTGCCTAATCAAACAGAAGTCGTAAAGCGCCTTAGTGAACTTTCTCGTATGCTCGATGCTGCAACTGAAGAAATTGCTGTTTGCGATGACAAAGCCGTTAAAGCAAAAGGTTCTTACGAAGTTGCATATGCAAGATCCTTTCTACAATCAAATGGATCCATGGATGTAAGGCGACAAGAAGCAATTCTTGCTTGTGCTGATTTACGTTTGGCCATGGAAATTGCAGAAGCAGAAGTAAGGGCAATTAAAGAACGAATCAATACTTTAAGATCTCAAATCTCTATTGGACAATCACTGTCAGCTGCAATTAGACAACAATTTAGCGCAGAAGGTGTTGGTCAATACACATGAGAGCACGAAGCAAAAAAATGACAAAAAAGTATGTGGAACGGCGTAAATTAGTTGCATATATGCTTGAGCAATATCCAATGTGCCAAAGATGCAATGCAAAGGCTTCAGAAGAAGTTCATGAAGTTCTTAGCAGAGCCAGAGGAGGATCTATTCTGGACATTAACAATTGCAGAGCTCTTTGTCATGCATGTCATTTTTGGATTACAACAAATCCCGCAGAAGCCACTAAAACAGGTTGGCTTAAGAATTCCTGGGATAAATGATGCCAACTTATGACTACAAATGCCAACAATGTGGAATCACAGTCGAAGTCAGTCATTCAGTCTCAGAACACGGTCCTAGATGTGATTGTGGAGAAATTATGCAGAAAGTTTTTACCGCTGTACCCGCTATTTTCAAAGGTGACGGTTGGGGAGGAAAACAGTGACCAATCTGTCTAGAAAACGAAGAGGTAGAGAGACTGAACTGATTTTTGCTGAGTACTTAAAACGAGAAGGTTGGATTTATGCTGAAGCAAGCAGTTCTTCAGCTGCAGGCACAGATATAAAAGGAGTTATCGGAGTTGATTGGGAATTGAAGGCTAGAGCAGACTTTGATCCAAAATCAGCAATGAAACAACAGGCAAAACGAATCAAAGAAGGCGTTATCCCCATCGCTGTTTTAAGACAGAATGGACAGGGTGAAGCCGATATAGAAAATTGGCCAGCTTGTGTTCCAGTAAGTGTAATGATACAACTACTGAAAGAAGCAGGTTACTTGTGACGATTCGAGATTTAGATTTCAAAGTCGAAGCAGCTGAATGGACTAAAAATGCTAATTGTACGGATCCAAGTATAGATCCTGATTGGTTTTTTCCTGACAGTGAGCATCCAACTAATTTAGAACAAAGAGCAGCACTAAGTATTTGCAAAGACTGTCCAGTACAAATGCAATGTTTAGGTTATGCGATAAAAAACTGGCCTGTTTATGGAGTATGGGGCGGTATGAAAAATAAAGATATTAAAGATATAGTCCGACAACTAAAGGAGCAAAAATGAGTGCAGCAATAACAATCAAAGGCCGAATAGGGAAAGATATGGACATAAAGTTTACTCAGCAAGGTAAAGCATATGTTCCATTCAGCGTTGTGTCCAATACCCGCAAGAAAGTTAATGACGAATGGGTAGATGCAGACACAAGTTGGTGGGAATGCAAAGCGTTTGGTGGTTATGCCGAGGCTCTCGTAGATAACATCAAACGAGGTGATCTGGTAACCATCACAGGAACAATTAAGCAAACAACATGGATTGACAAAGACGGAAATAAGCGCTCGTCATATGAGGTCCTGGTTGATACTATTGCCAAGCAAATTGTTGTACAAAAATATCATGGCACTCCAAGATCTAAGAATCCAGATCCAGTTGCTTGGGATCCTACAGAAGCGGTGTTCTAATGTCAGTTAAAGCTATGACCTATGTGTGGGAAAACTCTCCCTACAATGGCAATGCTTTAATTGTCCATTTAGCATTGGCAGATCATTGTGATGACCAAGGTATTTGTTGGCCAAGTCAACAGTATTTGGCAGATAAGTGCAAGATCAGTGTGAGACAGATCCGTAGAATTATTCATCAAATGATTGCTGATAACTATTTGTTTATAGAACAGCATTCCAGAGCTGGTATTTCTAATAATCGTTACAGATTGTTATACAAGAAGCCGCAGGTCACTGATGTCCTGTCCACGCATAATGACGACCCTGAACGTCCTGCGGCTGAGGTCACAGCTATGGCCAGCGGTAGAGGTCAAGCTGGTGGCCACCCTAATCATCATATAACCATCAATAATCATCAGAGGTCAGGTCCACCAGAAGAAGTTAAATTGTTAATGGAAAGGCTAAGAAAGAAAAATGGATAAATGCCTTAGTTGTAGAGGGGTAAGTGAGAAAGGTGCTTGTCCACATTGCAGAAGAAGATTAAAAAAAATGCTGAATGAGTTAATTGCATTCATAGATCTTCTTATTGCTAATCCTTCCCTTAGACAACAGGTATCTTCTAAACAAGAAGGCCGAGGTTCATTATCTGATAGATCAGTAATAAATATCCAGATTGTAGATCTTATTGCTAAAACAGGTGTTCAAAGTGTTCTTCAAGCATGGTGTGAATATGTAGTAGAAACAAGAGAGTTGGACACTAATTGCCTAAGATCTACAAAGGAAATAAACAAACTTCATATGTTGCATCGTGTATTAGATACTCATAATGATTGGATAGCAGATACTGATCTGTGGACTGATTACTACAATGAGATTAGAGAACCATGGACAACATTAAGAAGTATTATCTATGGTGAAAGAAAACCACCTAAACCTGTTAAGTGCCCTGTACAAGACTGCATCGGTAGTTTAAGATTAGAACCTAATGGTGATGTCCATTGTATACACGATAAGACACATCAATGGGCATATGAGCAGTGGTCAAGATTGGCTAAACTCATGGTAGAAACCTCTGTACAATCACAGTGATGTAATTTATAATAGGGATTACCGAACTACAGCTATCTAAAAAATCGGACGCTAATGAATAAACCATGCTTAGATTGTGGTGTATTAGCAAACAAACCTAGATGTCCTATCTGCAATAAGAAGTATCAGAAGTTCAAAGCAACCTCTCGTCCTTCACGTGCTGATAGGGGTTACGATGCAAATTGGAAAAGGTTATCAAGACAACTAAGACTAATGCAACCTTATTGTTCTATTTGTAAAGCAACCAACGATTTGACTGTGGATCATGTGATTCCTTTATCGAGCGGTGGTCTCACAGTCGAATCCAATCTGCAAGTTCTATGTAGAAGGTGCAACAGCAGCAAAGGCTCATCATCTCCTGTATAACAAAACGTTACCTCAAATCGTAGAGATGGCCAACGGGTAGTATGGTATGGCCTAAATCTTCATGCACAAACCGCGCTGGATAC